CTGCAGTCGTCCAATGCCCATCCGATGACCGGGTGCCATTCGCCATCAGCAAAAACCTGCACAGGTTTCGAGCCGCTTTCTGCGACGGCTTCAGCACCGGTTCGGTTGTACCCGGAGTCACGGATGCCATCCCAGCGGAACCACATGCGGGTCAGCACTGGTGCGATGTAGGACACGCTGCTGGTGGGTGCAGCGGCCCGTTCAGAGGCGAGATAATAAGGTTTCATGCGGTCTTTTCCTCCTTTGCGATTGCCGGGAAGAAATACTCCCCGATTTTTTCGGGCGGAATGTGCAGCACGGTACAGATGGCGACAATTTCTTTCCAGCTCCACTTTCCGGCGTTTTCTGGCATGTTGACACGCTCATATAAGGTACTGCGGGGAATACTGGTTCGCTCGGCCAGTTCTTGAATTTCCAGCCCCTCGTCCTCAATGAGACGGCGGAGCTTGAGATAAGGCTTTTTCATGGTGATTCACCTCCTTGTTGATGGCTCCCTTCTGCGGTATACTTGGGCAGAAGGAAGGTGAAATTATGAAATTGTATCACATTGATAGATTAAGAACACTGACGGATGGGCAAAGAATTGGACTCAAACCGCTCTCCGAACTCAGCAACTCTGTGCGGAACTCTCATTTTGTGAAATCATTTCAAAATGGACTGTCCCACCATGGCGAGTATTATCTGGACACGCGACTAAATTTTAAATTGTGCCGAGAACTTTCCTACGATGGATTTTCTTTAATACGAGCAAATGAACTTGATCAAGACATCAGGTTTTCTCGCAGCAAAAGCATTGAATTGGCTCTTGAAATGATTCGGCAGCACAATTTTCCAGATGCTCCATCACGCCTGACATCTTTTTTTGCTCTAGGTTCATTGCAGGGATCTGATTGGGAGCTTCTGCGAAAAAATGCTCAACAGATATTTGAATTTGAAGCTCCTGACGATACGCCCGTTTATGATGCGTCACTTTTATTTGGCGGAATGGATTTGCTTTGGAATGGCGATTATTGGAAAGTAGACTTTTCGGTAGCAGAGTTTTATGATCACTTATACGCCTATTGGGCTGGTGAACGCACACAAACGCCGCAACTGGAATACTTAGTTCAACTTCCGACCCTGCCAATTCACAAAGTTTATTTATAACGTTCAGTTTGCATGGTGTGCGCACCAATCGCCCCAAACTCAGATAAGCTTTGCGAATGTACTGCCGAATCCGCTTCGCCCGAATCCTCAATAACCCGCTTGTGTGTCAAATTGCTTTGGGATGTGTTGTAAACGGGGCTAAGTGCTAACTGGTTTACAACCTGCGATTGCCGCTCTTGTACCGCTAATACAAGAGCGGCAATTTCTTTGGGCTTGCCAACAATTTCGATTTTCACGTTGTTCACCTCCTTTGATGTAACTTCACAGGTTACTCAGTGGCCGAAAAATACAGCCTGCGGATTGTCGATACTTAAAAGCTCTACAATCTTTGAGGCTTCGTCCGTGCCAAAGACACGTTTCTTGAGCTTGCGAGTTAAGGTTTGCTCCGAAATCCCGAGCTCTTGAGCCAATTTTTTCTGGGTGTAACCCGCTCTGACCATGTACGACTTGAGTAAATTGACATTTACCACGTTTTCACCTCCAAACGACCTCGATGTAACTTGTGAGGTTACGAGTATAATAACACCATATCTGTAACCTGTCAAGTTATTTTTGGCAATTCAATTAAAAATATTGTAAACCGTCAGTTTATCTGCTATACTATAGATATTAAAGGAGGTGCTCATGGTGACTGTAGGTGATCGCATTCGACAAGTGCGTCAGGAGCAAGACGTAACCCAGCAGGAGCTTGCTGACTACATTGGCGTATCAAAGCAAGCTGTATATAAGTATGAGAATAACATTGTAACAAACATACCGACAGATAAAGTAGATGCCATTGCAAAACGGCTGAGAGTGTCTCCCGCCTATCTGATGGGCTGGGAGGAGCAGCCTGCCCCGGCTGCATCCAAAGAGCCCACTGTTCCGCCGGGCTTTGAGCCGATGCCAGCCATGGACGTGGTACCGCTGGTGGGACGGATCGCTTGCGGTACGCCCATCACGGCAGAAGAGAACATCGAACAAATGGTGTGCGTGCCTTCCCGCTGGCACTCCACCTTTACACTGACCTGCAAGGGCGACAGCATGGAACCCCGCATCCACGATGGCGATCTGGTGGCGATTCGCAGCCAGCCAGAGGTGGAGAACGGCGAGATCGCTGCTGTGCGGATCGGGGAAGAGGCCACCCTGAAGCATGTCTATCTGCACGAGAACTTCATTGAACTGCGGCCGGAGAATCCGGCTTTCAGCAGCATCATCCTCAGCCGGGAAGATATGAATGCCGTTGTCATCGAAGGCAAGGCCGTGGGGCTCTGCCGGGATATCTGAAGTAGGAGGCACATCATGGGCTTTTTTAGTTGGTTGAAAAAGGCCACGAAGGTGGCCGGAAAGATGGCAATGGATGCGGCGGAAGAGCCGTCCAGGTATTCCCCGAACCCCGAATGGATGGGCCAGATGGATTTGGTTGATTCTCGCATGAACGCTCAAATATTAGCACCGCAATTTCTTAAACAGGCTCAGGAAAGTGCTAAGATTCTTTCCTCTACCACAGAACCGTCGGTGTTCTTTATGCGGTATGATTTTTGTGTTGGCCGTTTAATACAGCTGGAAGATTGTAAAAAGTATGGCGTGAAAGTAACTACAACTTCCTCGTTGGAAAAATATCTGGATTTGACGTTTCGAGAAGAAGCCGTTAATGAAATTGTCCAGCGTACACAAGAAAAATACCGGGACAAAATAGAAAGTTTAAAATCGCCCAAAGCAAAGCAGAACTGGGCAATAAAATATCATCGGGCATTTGAACCATATCTGTTATATATGAGCGATAATGCTAAAACGAAGCTCGACGAGTGCAGCGCAGAATTATACGCGCTGACGGAAATATAAACAAACATAGGAGGCCTTTTGTATGAAAAAGAAAATAGTTTCAATGGCGTTGATGGTGGTACTTTGTTTTGTACTTGCAATGTCTGCATTTGCAGAGGGAGTGCAGTACAAAACAGGCGATTATGTGGCCTATTCAGGCCATACGGACTTCGGATATTATTTTACATACTCGGTTGAAAAAACAAATACAAACTATAAGTGCTTTTCCGTTGTGGAAAATGGGCAGCGTGTGTATGCGGCTGTAAAAGAAAGTTTATACGACTATTACAAGAACGTATTCAATGATCAGGACGTTACATTTAAGGGAGAAGTTCAACGGTTCGCCGATGATGGTGCACCTGTTATTCTGGCAACTTGGAAGGTTGTAAATGAAGATGGAAAGGAAACTCTCATATCTCTGGATGAGGATATAGCACCAACTTTCTATAAGAAGGGAATGGCACCGGATTTTAAACTGTTTTATGATCTTTATAATGACGTAACGGTTTCAGTTGCTGAAGATGGTTCCTATATGACGATTGATAATAATCCGCTTAACATGAAAGGCGGCTCGATTATCTTTAATGAAACTGGCTTGGAGCATGTAAAACTGACCAACAAAGCACTTGGATTGCCAGAATGGCTTTATAAAGAAATGGCAAATACACGAGCAATTGATGGCCGCCAGAAGGAAAGCTTTGATGATGTGACAGTTACCTGGTCTTATCACCCGAATCAGGGCTTGGAGGTTATCTACCGTACGAACAACTGATTGTAAATAAAAAACTCCCCCGGTGCTGGAACACCGAGGGAGTTAAGATAAGCGGCTCGCTCCAAAGGAGGTCATCGCACACTCAAGCAATGCGATTATACCTCTTTTGGGCGGGCTTGTCAAAGTGTACCCCAAAGGAGGTATTTTTTATGGGAATGCGAACCAACACCGCCCAGTGGCTGCCGAACCAGAACCGCTGGCAGATCAAGGTGCAGAAGGACGGCGTGCGCAAGACGTTCACCAGTGCAAAGCCGGGCCGTACCGGCCAGCGGGAAGCAAATGCAAAAGCGGATGCCTGGCTGGATGAGGGCATCTGTAGCACCACCAAGCGCTGCTCGGAGGTCTGGAAAGAGTATCTGATCTCGGTGCGGGCCACCGCCGGCACAAGCTATGCCCAGCAGGTGGAAAAGTTCGGACAGAACTACATCCTGCCAGTGGTGGGCGACCGCCGGATCGGTGACCTGAATACGGGAATGCTGCAGGATGTGCTGAATCGGGCATACAAGGAAGGCAGCATGAACCCGCAGGCCACTCGAAAGAGCAGGGGAAACCTCTCTAAGAAAACATTACAGGGAATCCGGGCGGTTGAAGTCAGCTTTGTGAAATGGGCAAGGCAGCACAAATACACCGCCCTGCGGCCAGAGGACGAGGGGCTCACGGTACCCAGGGGAGCACGTCCAAAGGGCCGAAAGATCCTTCAGCCGGACGCGCTGCGGGTTCTGCTTTCTGTAGATACACGCATCGTCCGTGGCAAGGTTGAACAGGATGCCAATATCCATGCATACCGCTTTGCGGTCCTGACCGGCCTGCGCCCCGGGGAGCTGCTGGGGCTGCGCGTAGGCGATCTGGACGGAGACCGGATTCACATTGGCCGGGCTATCAATACCTTTGATGAGGAAACACACGGCAAGAACGAAAATGCTATCCGCACGGTGGTCTTGCATCCGCTGGCGGCTGCGGAACTCCACGCTCAGCTGCAGCAGCGGGCCTTTGAAGAGGAGCGGCCTCTTCGGGGAGATGATCCAATCTTCCTGTTGGAGAATGAGCACAGCCTCTATAACTACTGGCAGTTTTACCAGCGCAGCAACGGCATTGACCCGCCGGTCAGTCTGTACGAGCTGCGGCACACCTTTGTGAGCATCATCGAGGATGCCGTGTCCCCGGCAGAACTGCGCCGCATGGTAGGGCACAGCAAAAGTATGGATACTTACGGCTGGTACAGCCATGCTGTTGACGGCAGGGCTGACACGGCAGCAATGGCCGTTTCAGATGCTCTGGCAGAGTATTCTCCGCGTACAAAATAACCCACTTTGTAACCCGTTTTTATCGCTAGAACGGCGGACTGGTTCCGGGAAGTCGAAAGCTAAGTGTCCGAAAATCTGCATGATTCCAAGCAAAAACAACATGATAATCTGGGCGCATTAAAAGATTTCTTGTTCGAATCCACCCGCGCCCACCAAGAACTCCAGTATCCGAACCGGGTACTGGAGTTTCTGTTTTGTAATAACCTTCCCGGAGGCTAGGCGGGTGGATTCGAACAGCATCGACCCGCCGAACAGTCCGGCGGGGAAAAAAGCCCCTGCGGGGCTTTTTTAGATGCGCGGCTTGCGTAATCCACCCGCGCCCATAAAAGACCGTCAGCGTAGAGATACGCAGGCGGGCCTTGGTATGGAGCTGGCGGCGCGGCGCGGAAAACACTGCAAGCGTTAAATCAGATAACGGTTTCGTTTGAGATCGGGGGTGTCACTGGCCCGCCTGCAAAACGTCTGAAAACGGTGCAGGCGAAACAGTGCAGCCCCCATTTTTTGCTTCAGCAAAAAGAAAAGCACCATACTTCCTACGAAGTACAGTGCTTTTTTGGTGGAGAATAGCGGGATCGAACCGCTGACCTCTTGCATGCCATGCAAGCGCTCTCCCAGCTGAGCTAATCCCCCACATATTCGATTCGTGTCTTGCGACGTGAGTTATTATACCAGCCGGGCGGGCGGTTGTCAACACCCAATTTGAAAAAGTTTGCAATAACAAAAAAGCCCTGCCGGGCACAGAGCCGGGCAGGGCGCGGAACAAAGTGAGGATGGGTTAGGCCTTTGCGTGCTGGCGGTCAAAGATCTGCGGAGCCACACGGCAGAGCAGAACAGCGGCCACCATGGTCAGCAGGGTCTCGGGCAGCATGTAGCTGCCGTTGTACACCAGGCTGTAAGTCCAGGCAGACAGGCCTTCGTTCAGGTTGCCCCAGACCAGCACACCGGACAGGAAGCTGCACATAAAACGCAGGAAACCTGCCATAAAGGTGCCCACGGCCACGCCGACCATCCGGTTCTTGAAGGGACGGGCAAAGAACTCGGCAGTGCCCAGCGCCATAAAGGCCACCAGGTAGTCCAGCAGGACTTCACCCAGGAAATACAGGAAGGTCGGGGTCGGGGGTGCCCAGAAGCCCAGCAGCATCTGCAGGCAGCCGTTGACAAAGCCGGTGAACAGGCCCCACTTCACGCCGTGGCGGAAGGAGACCAGCACAAAGGGCAGCATGCTCAGCAGGGTAACGCTGCCGCCGTTGGGCAGGGTGAAGAACTTGATGTTGCTCAGCACGGTGCCAATGGCGATCATCAGGGCGCACTCCACAAGAATGCGGGTCTTGGAATAGGTTTTTGACATGGGAGATTCCTCTTCTCAGATAATAGTACACAAAAACAAATGCACCCGCACAAAAAGGCAGGCGCATGGGCTTCGTTTGTGAAGAGGGTGGACCTTTCCGCAAACTACCTACGCCGGCATTACCCGGATCAGGTTCGAGGGTACTCCGCTCAGGTGCGGATCTCAGCTTTTCAGCGCCCCTGTTTTTATGTCCAGCTCCCAGTATAGCGGCCAGCGCCCAAATGTCAAGCCCCGGCGGGCATATTGGCGGCTGATGGCTCATATTTTTTAGGGAGACCGCAAACAGGGGAGGCGTGACCGGATGAACGTGGAGCCGGAGCAGCGGGCGGCGCTGCTGGGAGAGTACATTGCAGAGCACAGTGCCACAGTGCGGGCAGCCGCCCGGGCGTTCGGGTGCAGCAAATCAACGGTGCACAAGGATGTGTCCACCCGCCTGCGGGCCGTGGATGCGGCCCTGTTTGCCCGGGTGCAGGCCGTGCTGGCCCGCAACAAGGCCGAGCGCCATCTGCGGGGCGGGGCGGCGACCAGGCGCAAATACAAAAAGTAGGAGAGCGGTGCAGGGAGGCCTGTGCCGCTCTCCTGTTTATTTGTGCCGGAACTGCTCCAGCGCGGCCTTTTCCAGCCGGGAGACCTGCGCCTGGCTGATGCCGATCTCCCGCGCCACCTCCATCTGGGTCTCGCCCTTGAGGTAGCGCAACTCCATGATCCGCTTTTCGCGCGGGGTCAGCCCGGCCACAGTCTGCCGGAACTCCAACCCGCTGATCCAGCTGTCCTCGCTGTCTGGGTCGCGCACCTGATCGATGACATACATGGCATCGCCGCCATCGGTGTAAAGGGGCTCTTCCAGGCTGATGGGCTCCACCACTGATTCCAGCGCCGCGTTCACCTCCCGGCGGGAAAGTCCTGCCTGCCGGGCCACCTCGTCCACGGTGGGCTCCCGGCCCAGCTGCTTTTCCAGCGTCTCCCGGGCCTGCATGGCCTTGTAGGCGGCATCGCGCAGGCTGCGGCTGACCCGCAGGGCGTTGTTGTCCCGCAGGAAGCGCCGGATCTCCCCGATGATCATGGGCACGCCGTAGGTGGAAAACCGCACCGGCTGGGCCGGGTCAAAGTTGTCGATGGCCTTGATGAGCCCGATGCACCCCACCTGAAACAGGTCGTCCAGATTCTCCCCCCGCTGCGCGAACCGCTGCACAACGCTCAGGACAAGCCGCAGGTTGCCCTCGATCATGGCCTGCCGGGCGGCGGCATCGCCTGCCCGCGCCCGGGTGAGCAGCTGCCGCTTTTCCGCTTCGGAAAGCACCGGCAGCTGGGCCGTGTCCACCCCGCATAATTCCACTTTGTTGTACATCCCCCGAACCTCCGGTTACGTTGATACCGGAAGTATGGGGTAAGAGGGCGGGGAAGATACATGGGAATTGTTAGCAGCCTCGCCCTCTCAGTCATTGCTTCGCAATGCCAGCTCTCCCAAAGGGAGAGCCTTTGGCAGGGCAACCGCAAGCAGGTGCTAAAGGCTGGGGCAGTCTTGGCTCCCCCTTTGGGGGAGCTGGCGCGTTAGCGCCTGAGAGGGTGAGCCAGCTGCCGGTTATTCCCGCTCCAGCACCTCTTTCAGCTGACGGATGATCCGCTTTTCCAGCCGGGAGATGTAGCTCTGGCTGATGCCAAGGGCATCGGCGGCTTCCTTCTGGGTGTGCTCCACGCCGTCCACAAGGCCGAAGCGCAGCTCCATGATCTGCCGCTCCCGGGGGGCCAGCTGCTCCACGGAGCGCCGGAGGGTGGCACGCTCGGCGGCCTGCTCCAATTGCAGGCCCACAAGGTTCTCGTCGCTGCCCAGCACGTCCGAGAGCAGCAGCTCGTTGCCGTCGCCGTCGGTGTTCAGGGGCTCGTCGATGCTGGCCTCCTGCCGCCGGTTGGAGCTTTTGCGCAGGTACATCAGGATCTCGTTGCCGATGCACCGGCTGGCGTAGGTGGCCAGTTTGATGTTCCGCGCGGGCGTAAAGGTGTTTACCGCCTTGATCAGTCCGATGGTGCCAATGGAGATCATGTCCTCCTGCGGCACACCGCTGTTCTCGTACTTTTTGGCAAGGTAGACCACCAGACGCAGGTTGTGGGTGATGAGGTCGTCGCGCGCGGCGGCATCCCCCGCCATCATCCGGGTCAGCAGGGCCTTTTCCTGCTCCTGTGTCAGCGGCGGCGGCAGGCTGGGCCCGCCGTTGATGTAGTGGGCGGCGGAAGGGGCCAGCAGAAAGCAATAAAGACGGCAAAGAAGTGAAAGCAGATGATGCAAGGGCGGTTCCTCCTTTGTGAAGCCCTCGGTCACGCTTGGCGGTGACGGAGAGGGTGAATCATTTCCCCCGCTTCCACCCCCACCAGCACTTCCCACCCATCAGGCGGCGGGGGGAGGTCGGCAAAGGCGGCATAGAGGTGCTCGGCCCTGCCCTGCCCGGCGGGGGAGCCGGTGCAGCACAGGCTGGCCGGGACGGCCGGCAGGATACAGTGCCCGGCCACGGTGGTGCAGGGAACAAGGCGCACCCCCAGCGCCGGGACGGGCAGGGGAGCGGCCCCGGCAAAGTGCTGCTCCAGATAAGTATCCAGGGCGGGCGGCAGGCGGCTCTGCACGGCACCGAACCGCACCAGCACCACCGCCCGGCCCGAAAGCGGCTCCTGCACCGAAAAGAGATCGGAAGAGCGTCGTGTAGGGAAAGAGTGTTAAGATTAGTG